CCGGCCAACTTGGCAATAGAAGGAACATCTAGGTTCAGTTCTTTTTTTAGAGCCTCAATATTAATTCTATGTAAAAATTCGTTATCCATACCCTAAAAATAGAGTATTATCGGCATTTGATAAAAAAAATATCAAAAAAAAATAAAAAAACTATTGACTTTATCATTTTGTGATTGTATCTTTATCACAAAATGATTCTTTATCATCGGAATATGATAAATTTGGTTTAAAGCATAAAGGACTTTAAAATGGCAGAATCAATTCAAGTCAAGTTGCCGCCGGAAATGACAAAGATTTTTGCGGACATAAAGGTAGAACGGGCCGCCAAGTTCGAACCACTTTCGAATGTCAGTATAGTCATTGACGCCGTCAAAGCAATGCACTCCAAAATCAAGGAGCAGCAGTAATGGCATGGCTCGCAACCGCAATTCAATCGCACAATTCGTGAGTTTCGATATGGCAGCAATGGCAACGCACATCCAGGACATGACCGACGCGCAACTCGGTGCGTGGTGCAGGAAGATGGTTATCGACTGCTGCTCCGGCTGCATCGCCACGGATGCCGACCCGTTCGTCCGCCATTATTACAACCGTTCGCACACTAAGATGGTTGAAAGACAAAATATCAATAGCCGAATGTACCAAAATCGCCGCAACGCAGAAATTTACGACCAAGAAACCGCCCCAGGTAACGACCACAACCCTGCCTCGATAAGCGCAGACGACCAGGCCGGTAATCCGCTAACACGGGAGTCCGAAACCCGTGGGCCACAAACAGACAACAATTTAGCTGAAAGCGCAACGCGCACCTCAGAGGCCGTCAAGGCCTTGGCAGATGGGGATATCCGCGAGGACTCCCAGGACATCGCCACCTCCGGAAACGGAAGTGTTACGGAATCTGGCACGTCTGCCAAAACTTTAGGCGAGGCTAGGGAAAGCCGGCGCACGGGGGGCACTCCTAAGGGGTTTAAGAGAGAAACGGCCACTAGCCAGGCCGAAACGCCCTCCGTGCGTTCCCCGGACCTGTTCGGCGAAGGCGAGAAGAAGCCCTACGGCACTTGCAAGAACGTGCTCCTTTCCGATGTCGACGGCCACCACCTCCGCGAGGTGTACGGTCAGGACCTCGCCACCGCCATCGAGATTCTCGACTCCGCGCTGGAGAACAACCCGAAACTCAAGAAGCGTTACAAGAACCACGCCGCAGTGCTGCGCTACGGCAACTGGGTGTGGCAGGAAGTCCAGAAGATCAAGGAGCGCCAGGTCCGCCTGGAAACCGCAGAAATCAACAAGAAGGCCGCCGAGAAACGCGCCGCGAACGGCGACGGCCGCACATTCAAGCAGAAGGACAGCGACGACCGCAACGAATGGCTCCGCACGTCCATGTTCACAAACGAGGCCGCAAATGGATAGGATGAAAAAACTCTTCTGGAAACTGAGCGGAAAGAAGCAACGCCTCATGAGAAGGCTTGGTGCATGGCTTATCGCAAAGCAGGCAAGACCAGTTATGGATAAATACGGATGGAAAACACTTAGATGGCTAGAGCCAACAAGCGGACTTTACGTGCTCTATTACGTGTGCAGGGAATTTCCACACACAAAACCGGATAAGTACCCACTAGGAGACAACGGTTTCAAAATTAAAACGAGTCACGAACAAAAACGTTGTCAGGATGATCAACAAGAACTTTTAAGCAAGCGTCATGATTACGATTTTCCGCAAACTCCTGAAAATCAGAATCATTCATGCTGAAGGTTTCGTAATGACCGATTTTCGTGTACAGGAAGAACCCTCCATGCTCATCGTACTCAGCCGTATGGAAAACGCTACTGTCAATATCTGTAATTACAATCATGCCTTTAACCTCTAACAAAAGAATAGAAAAAGAATTTATGGATAACGTCCAGGAACAGGTAAACACGCTCGCCAAGGCGCTCAGGCTGCAGGTCATCGAGGCGCTGGTGAAAATCGACCGCGTGAAGTACGGTGCGCCCAAGATCGAGGGCGAGGAACTCTTCTTCACGGTCAAGAGTATCGACGCGCTCCCCTGCTGCACGGCACAGCTGCGCAGGCTTTTCGAGGACGCGCACGATTATCACAACGATATCGGGATGTTCCCGCACGCCGCGACAATCGGCGACCTGGAATACTGCTGCAGGCACCGCACTATCGGCTACAGCAGCAGCCAGCACGTGCCCAACTCGTGGCTCCCGAAAAAGCAGGATGCCGACCTGCGCACGCTGCCGGCATTCAGGCAGCTCGCAAACATCTACCGTCCGCTCATCGCCGCAGGCAAGCGCATCTTGCCGCCGGTTGACCGCAAGGCCGTTGAGAACGAGGCGGACGCAATCATCAACGAACTTGCGACGAATCTTATTGGAGGATAAATGTCGACGAACGTATGCGTATTTATCGGGCGACTCGCCAAGAACCCCGAAATCACCACTCTCCCGAGCGGCAAGGAGCGCACCCGCTTCAGCATCGCCGTGGACCGCGATTACAAGAACGAGGACGGCTCGCGCACTACCGACTGGCACAACGTGGTTATCTGGGGCAGCGCGAATTACATCCGCAAGACCCACCTTGGGCAGGGCGACAAGGTATGCGTGATTGGCCGCATGGAGAACAACGAGTGGATTGACGACGACGGCGTGCAGCACCGCGAAAAGGTGCTGAACTGCAGCAAGATTGAGCTGGTTCAGAAAAAGCGTAGCGACAAGGATGCCGCAGCCGATGCGGTCGCTTCGGCTCAGCAACAGGGCACTTTGCCCGACGAAGATTTGCCGTTCTAATGAGGAAAACATGGACAAGATCTTTTTTGCGAAAATGAAGAACAAGCAGGGCGAATACGAGCCGCTCGGCGTGATGACCATGGCGAAGGCCATCGAGTATTCCTGGGAATGCGACCACGCCGCACTGCAGTTTACCAGGGTCCGCGACCTGTCGCCCGCAGGGACCCGCTAGCAACAAGGGAGGGGCAAAATGAGACGGAACAAATCCAGGAACGCCTTTATCCAGGTCAACCCCGAAGCCGTTATAAAGAAACGGAACTTCTGGCTCGCCTTCGAGAAACTCTGCGAACGCCTTGGGCGCTCCAAGGACTATTTCCGTCTGATCCGCAGGCGTGACCCGGACGCGACCATCGGCGAGATTTCCGAGTTTCGCCGCAAGATGACCCGCCTGCTCGCCTTCAACTACGACGTGCACCGTTGCCCCGACCCATGCATCAACAAGAGGATTTACGGCGACGAACCGCTCAACTACCCACCCGAATGGAGGATGACATGACAGATGTCACACGGTTGCAAGGAAAGACCCATTTCGGCTCTTACGTGGTGAGCGTATTTGTCGAGAACGAAAAGCTCTCGAAAATCGAAATCAACGGAAAACCGCACAAGGACGTGACAGACCTTTGCGAGGCCCTTTCCAGGACGCACACGAGCCTAACGTCCGACTCCATCAAGGCAATAAAGCTCACCATGGCAAAACACTGCGAATACTACGGGGAATCTCCCTTCAATGAAAGACTATAGGAACTGGACAACTCTTGAAATCAAATTCCTGCAGATAGGATTCTACCCGCAGGGCCGCACACCAAGGGCGTGCCGCATCTTCTGCAAGCGAAACGGGATTCCGTTTGTAGGCAAGAGGACTATCGACGAGAATGAAGAACTTATTAAAAGAATTGAAGAAAAATTTAATCAACCAAAAGGTATCATCATGACAAAATCTAAACCCAAAACCGTCACGGCAAGCATCAAGGACACGAAGGCCGTAAAGAAGCCTGCAGCGGTCAAGGCGGCAAAGCCCGCACCGGAACCCGAAAAGGCCGGCAATGCCGAAAAGGCCGAAGAACGGGTCTACAACTTCCGCGTGCTTGACGTGAAGAACGTCAAGGCAAGCGACAACATCCGTGAGGTCAAGGACATCGACGACCTGCTCGCATCCATCCAGGAACACGGTATCGTGAACCCGATTACCGTGCTCGACGAAGGAAACTCGAGCTTCAAGGTCATCGCAGGGTTCCGCAGGTTCGCGGCCGCAGTCCAGCTCGGGCTCAAGAAGATTCCCTGCCACGTGATGCTCAAGGACCGCGAAGGCGTCGAGGAAATCTCGCTCACCGAGAACATCACCCGCATGGACATGACGCCCTACGAAGAGTGCATGGCCGTGAAGGCTCTTTCCGGAAAGAAGAAGACGCCCTCCGCAATCGCGAAACATTTTGGCAGAACGCTCCGTTGGGTGCTGGTCCGCAAGAAACTCGCGGACGCTGGCGACAAGGTGCTGAAGAAGGTCAAGGAAGGCGTAATCGGCCTTGACGCGGTCGCAAAGATTGCCGACCTCCCGGATAACGTATTCAAGCGCGAGCTTGAAGGCTGCTACCGCACGGACAAGTATTTCATCGACGGAGTTTTGGACCGTTGCCACAAGGACCTGAGCCGCGCACCGTTCGAGCACGAGGCGTGCCTGAAGTGCGACAAGTGCAGCGCATGCCAGGCCGACCTGTTCGAGAACGAACCGAAAGCCTACTGCCTGGATCCTAATTGCTGGGCACGCAAGGCGAAGAAGGCCGCAGAGGCCAAGGTGAAGAAACTCCAGGAAGAAGGCAGGAATGCCAGACTCGGTAAATTTTTCGGTGCAGGCGTCTCTTGTGAAGATGAAGCCAACGATTTCGAAATTGGAAAATACAACACCAAGCTCCAGGAGCAGGCGAAGGAAGCCGGCATCCAGAAGAGAATCCTTGTCGATGCGGCTACGCTCAAGACGTTCGAATACTACGACAAACGTGACCTGCCCGATTATCGCGAAGAAACCGAAGAAGAGCGTCAGGAGCGTGTGAAGAAAGAAAACGAAGATCACGAATTCGAAAGGGTCAAGAATGACATGACGAAAAACCGTCTTCGCAAAGCCATCTCAGCAAAAGTCCTAAAAGGCGACAAGGATGACGTGATTGCCCTGCTTCTTTTCTGCTGCCACGAACTTGACGATACAATCGACGAATCGCAGCACAGCCTTCTCGGAATCAAGGAGGATGAAGACCGTTGCGCAGGTCTTTCCGACATCGACGACCAAGTAAGGCCTTGTGACATTTACGATGCAGTTCTCGGCAGCGTCGAACACATTCTCGAAAGAACTTACGACACAGATATTCTCCGGAAAATGTACTACATCATCACATACGGAGATCCAAAAGACGCAGAACCCGTAGACGATGAAGTCGAAGACGAAATCAAGCGCAAGCACGAAAAGAAAAACAACCAAAGCAGCAACGAAGACAGCAACGAAGATTCCGAAAACGAGGAGGTCGATAATGAGTAACGAAAAACCGACATCCCCCATGTTCCAGGCAACCTCGATGATGCTCGAAGCCATGCGCGACCTCAAGGAAAAGAAGATTTCACCGCAGGAAGCAAATTCTATTGCACTGCTCGGCAAAGGCATCACCGACATGGCCCGCGAAGCCACGAACTTCGTCCGTGCAACTGGAATGATTCCGACAGACAGCGCTTTTGGATCCACTTTCCGCGACATTGAGCCGAAGGTGAGCCGTGAAGCTCTTGCAGAGCAGAAAGCCCGCCTGGAAGCTAAAGGATGCACGCTTCTTTCCTCCAATCGCGCAAGCGGAGAATTCTGATGATTAACAAGTGGACAGATGCTGAAATCGCCATGTTGCGCAACAACATCCTTCCGGAAGGAAGGACGCTTTACAGCGCCAACAACAAGGCGTTCCGCCTCGGAATCAGCTTTTGCCCAGTCACAAAGAAATCAGGAAAGGCCCAGCGTGAACGCACCACGCATGCCACCGGCTCCGTAATCAAGGAGCTGCGAAAGACAGGCAAGGTGCGGGCCACCGCCAGGATGTACGGGATATCCTACACCACGGTAATGAATATCGCAAGGAAAGCCGGCATCCAGGTGAACCCGGATTCCGTCGCAAAACGCAATGAAACCATAGTATTTGAAGGTAGGAACTACGCCTGGAATGATTCCGGTTACTACTGGAGATGCACGACCGGAAAACGCGAGAGTCTTGCACGGTTGATCTACGAACGCGCACACGGGCCAATCGACGGCCGCATGATTGTGACGTTCAAGGACGGCAACAAGTACAATCTCGACGTCGAAAACCTGGTGTGCATGACGCCGAATGAGCAAAGCCGCAAGCGCTACGCCGAAGACCCGCTTTACCGTGCGCAATGCCTTGCAGCCCTTGCTTTGGGAAGGCTCAACACCCAAATCAATGAAACAATAAACCCAGAACTCAAAAAGAAAAGAATGGAAAAAATGTGGAACTCAAGGAGAGCTAAAAATGGCTAAAGAAAAAACTGAATTCGAAATTCTTGCCAACACCTTGAAGGCGATGGCGAAGCAATGCACTTCAAAGGGCAAGGACAACAGAGCCGCGCTAACCGCAATCTTCGTAAGCTTCAAGACTCAGCTGGCTTACGCTAGTGATGGCCACCGGCTCGCAATTCTTGACCTGAACGGCCACATGGAACATAAGGAAATCGAAGAACTCGCTTTCTATGCCGACATGCAGGCGATTGAATACGCAAACGGCTTCGCCTTGATTTCCGCAAAGAAAAAGGAATTTTTCATCAAAAATTGTGGCCAGGGAATGCTCGACACGTTGGATCCGAATCAGACTTTTGATTATCCGAACGTAGAAAACATTTTGCCGAAAGCAGAAGGCTTGCAACACGTATCCGAAACCGGGGCAGTATTTATCCCCAGCGGGCTCAACGCCATCGACAAGGTAGTCACTGCAATGGAGCAAAACACAAGCAGCTCTGTCGCAATCCGCCTTTACGGCAAGAAGGACAAGAAGGGACGCCCAGGACTTCACCTCGCATTTTACAGCCGCCTGATTGTCGGCCTCGTTCCGCTACATATCCCGGAAGAAAACCTCGAAGAAATGCCGACTGACTCCGATTACTACAATGCAATTCGCTTTGCCCCGGACAAGGATCCTGAAGAATGTGAAAGTGGATTGGAAGTGACCGAAACCCACATCGAAGAACCCGAAACCAACGAAAACGAAAAGGAGTAAAACTGCAATGAAAAATACTCTCATGATTGACATCGAAACCACTGGCCAGAAGCCCGGATGCAAGGTATTGAGCCTCGGGGCCTTCGGCTTCGACAAGGATGGCAACCAGGTGGAATTCTACCGCGTTTTCGAGACCAGCGCACAGCAGCTCGAAGGACTCACCGACGACGAAAGCACAATCACGTGGTGGAACACCAAGGTCGACCCGGAAGCACGCAAGGCCGCGTTCAGTGGCACCACCGCACCACAGGAAGGCATCGCGGAATTCAAGAAGTGGTTCTACGAGAATTTCAGCGACGAATACGGCGACTGGTTCAAGGTGTGGTGCTGCGGGCTCGATTTCGACTTCCCCATTCTCCAGGAATTCTTCAGGCGCTTCGGCTTCACTTTCCCCTGGAAATTCTGGGAGCAGTACGACTACCGCACGGTCAAGAACATCTTCCCTGCCATCAAGGCGGACGAAGGCAACGTCGCGAAGCACACCGCGCTCGAAGACGCCAAGGCGCAGATGCGCGGGCTCCGCAGCTTCTACGACAAACTGTTCTCCATGCGCAAAGCGATGGACAATGCGGGGCTCGAAAGGATCCTGTAAACAAACGCCCGGCGGGGTCGCCAAATCCCTACACACTTTGGCACTTATAACACGCCCTGCCGGGCACCAATTTTAAGGCAAACAAATAAGATGACCCTGAATTTATTCGACGCCATCGCGAGGGTACCAAACGCTGGAAAGAAAAGCACAAGGAAGCAAAATGACAGACAACGCGTGGAAAAAGCAGGAATGGCGCGACGCGCACCTGCAAAAGCAGGAGCCGGCACCGAAAACCGACAGGTGCAGCAAGTGCGGCAAGCGCAGGCCGGTAAGCCTGATGGCGGAAATCGGATTCCAGGTGTACGCCTGCAGGCAGTGCCTGATGAACTGAAATTCTATACCGAGTGCTATTTGTGCGGATTCCGTAAGTGGTGCACGTACAACGAAAACAACAAGCCGATATGTATCGCCTGCAAGACATACGGCGTCAACCCGAGATTCACTAAGGACAAGTGCAGATGACTCAAAAGAAAGATTACCCGCTCCACCCGGGACAAACACACGCGGCCCCGCTCTACACGCAGTTGCCGCTCGAAGAATACGAAGCAATCATGAAAGAAAACGCCCGCATGAAAGAAGCTTTGAAGCGCCACGATATCACATTGTTGGAGGCAAAATGAAATGCGGAAAATGCCAGAGAGAAATAAAAAAAGACGAAAGCGACTCGATTCTCACTTTCACCAACTTCCTTTCGAGAAAAACGACAACCACGGACTTGTGCGAACGGTGCTCGATGGGATTTATCGAATGGTTTAGTAGAGGAAATTACATCCAAAAACAAATAAACGCCGAAGAGGCAAAGGAAACAAACCATGTGTGAAGAAAACAAGAACAACGAAAAAAAGAAATTCCGGAAAACCTGTTCGAATTGCTGAACAGCCTTCGCAAAAAGCGCGAGGATACACCGAGCGAGAAAATCCTGAAGCTCGCTCTTGAACGCAACAAGGTGTATGACCGTTGCAAGTCCTTGAGCGCAGAAATCAAGGAAGCGAAGGAAAAGAACCAGGATTACAACTTCCTCACGATTCAGTTCAACCACATGGACGATTACAAGAAAGTCCTCGGCGACCAGATCAAGAAACTCATTGACGAAACCTAAAACTACATCGGATGTAGCTTAATTGGTTAAAGCGCGGCTATACCCGAATATCGGTTCGACTCCGATGAAAGAAGGTGTTAAACGGTTACACGCGGGAAGAAGGTGCCGAAGGTTGCGGGTTCGACTCCCGCCATCCGAGATAATAAAAGGAAAATGACAAATGGAAACAAGATACTACCATGCTCAAACCGTCGTCAAAGAAGCTTTGTGCGATAATTGCGGAACCATACTCAAATACGTCAAAAGCGATTTTAGCAAACCAAAATTTAGCTGGCTCCATTGTTGCGAAAAATGCCATAAGAAATACTGGCTGGACGACAGATATCCTTTAATAGACTACATCGTCGACACAAACACCCCTTTGCTGCATCTCGAGACAAATCCCATCCAACCGGAAGAAGGTTAATATGAACATTATTCTTTCCATCCACCCGAAGTGGGCAAAGCTTATTTACGAAGGCAAGAAAACGATTGAATGGAGAAAGACCTTGCCTAGAAAAATGGACTTAAAACTTTTGCGAGACGGCAACCCCAATGTAAAAGTTTACCTGTACGAAACTGCTCCGGTAAAAGCGATTACAGGCTTTTTCTATTGGGGAGGGGTAACAATCTGCGACGCCAGGAATATGACCGAAGACACCAAAGGACTGGTTCCAATAAAAGATCTGAAAGCGTATCAAGGCGAAAATTGCAGCTTATGCGCTTGGATTATCGACCACCCAACAAAACTTAATGAAAAATACAGCATTCTGGATTTTGGCCACGATCGCCCGCCACAAAGCTGGTGTTACACAAGCAGAAAACTTACGACATGGGCTCGATATTTCGAAGATAGGAATTTAAAATGAGCGAACTAAAAACTAACAGTTCAATTTACGATTACCCAACTATATACGAACAAAGTCCAACTATATACGGACAAAGTTCGTGTGCGGCTTGTGGTAAAATAAGATATATGTATAGCCCGAATAGCCGATTTGACTTACTATGCGGTGATTGTTTAGAGGCAATCAAGAACCTTCGGCAGACAGACAAACGCTGTTGGGTCGCCGATTCTAAGGGTGGAGAGCCGAACCTCTTATTAAAATAAGAGGTACAAATGGAAGAACTGAAACTTATTGATTTCGCACTCATATTCGCTCTTGTCATCAACGGCATTCTGATCGGACTCACACTCTATTTAAAGCGCGAAGAAGATTTTTGGAAGTACAACTATTCTGAAAGGCAAAACAACAAGCTCTTCGAAGAGAACAAGGAACTCGCGGATGAGCTCAAGAGGCAAGATGACTATAGATAAACTTGAAAAAATCAGAGATGCAATATGCGACACGCATAAATGCGGACCCAACTGTCCAAACCGTCGCGCAGAAATCAACAACTGGGACGGCTGCGCAAATTGCTATACCGTGATTTTTTATCCAGGCTACGAAGAATGGCTGAAAAAGCATCCGGTAATACTGAAAAAAGCTTTAAAAAGAATCAAGGAGGAAGAACAATGAGAGATATCGCAGGAATACCGTGTTTCAGCGTAAAAGAACTCGTCGATTTCTTCGGCTTTTCGCGCTCATACATCAGCACGCTTATCGCCAAGACGAAGGAAGGTAAACTTTCGCCGCCATTCCCCTTCTACGATTTTGTAACTAAAACGCGCCATAAGTATTATTTCAGCAAGGAAGCATTCTTGTCTTGGCTCGACGCCAGGAACTCTGTCTAGGAGGTCAGAATGAAACGTTACAGCGTATTTCAAAAGCACAAGCGCAAAGGCAATATGACTTGGTACGGTCGCATATCGGAAAACGGCCTTTTTCACGTCATTTCGCTAGGAACCAAGAAAAAGGCCGACGCCATCGCCTGGCTTGACCTAATGAACGCGCAGAAGTTCCTTCCGGAAGGGTTTGCCAGCGACAAGCCCGACGCACACCTAGTAGAGCTCAAGAACAAGTTCGTTGATTCCATCGAGGTCGCAAACTCCGCAAGTTCGGCGACCGTCCGCGCATACCAGCTTAGGCTTTCGTATTTTCTCGACTGGGCCGCATCGAGAGGCAAGATACTTGTGTCCCAGGTCAGCGACAAGGACGCAGTGGACTTTTCGACCATAATCGCCACCAAGTACGCCCCGAAAACAGCCAGCGAGATCCTGAAGCTCACCAAATCCATGTTCTCGTTTTCCCAGCGCATCTACAAGACCATCGGAAACCCGTTCGAGTACGTGCGGCGACCAAAGCTCAAAAGGACCGCAAAAGGCTTCTGGACGCCCGAAGAAATCAACGCCATCTTGGCCTCAGCCCCGAGCTCCGATTTTCGAAAGTTTTGGGCTATTATGGCGTTTGCCGGTCTCAGATACTTCGAGGCCCGTGATTTACGCTGGAAAGACGTTTCAGGGGGCAAAATCACGCTCATGGGCAAGGGCGACAAGCTGGCCACTGTACCGCTTTCAGAACGCCTCAAGAACGAGCTCGGCGAACCAGGGAACCCGGACGAGACAATCGTGGCCGCAGGGACGTTCGCCAACAACACCACGAGCATCCGCACGCTCCGTGCCGCAGTCATATCCGCCGGTCTTGATCCGGACGGGGCGAACAACCACAAATTCCGACACAGTTTTGCCAGCAACCTTATCAGGTCGGGCGTAAACATCAAGGCGGTCCAGCAGCTGATGCGCCACGAGTCCATCGACATTACCCTGAATACATACTCGCACCTGATGCAGGACGACCTCAAGGATGCAATCAACGCTATCTAAAAACACTCATAAAGACAAAACCGCCGTTTCGGCGTTTATTTTTGTTTTTATGTGGTTACAAAATGGTGACTACATTCACACCAAACAGAAAAAAACGGCTAAATAACGCAAAAAACGGCAAATAGCCCAAAAGGCGATTTTAGGCCAAAATAGGCAATTTCCAACCTGCAAAAACAGCCAAAAACACAAAAAAAATGCCGAAATCTCGCGAATTTCGGCATTTCGTGGATGATGCAGGGGTCGAACCTGCGACCCGCTGATTAAGAGTCAGCTGATGTTTTATTTTGAGACGGCAAAAGGCAAATATGGACTATGGTCATTTTTTGGTCACAAGACCAAAAAAGACGGCCATAGCCATAACTATCTCCTTTTGGTTTGGATAAACGAAAACCGCACGGATTCCCGTGCGGCACTTTCAAATCTACAGAGATAGTCTTGCCTAAAGGCGTTTTTGGAAAATTGTTACAAATTTAGTTCACAACCGCATCGACAATGGCAAGTTTTTCAATGCTGCGGCAAAGCATTGTGACCATAGTTTCAGCCGACTTTGATTCTTGCAGTTCGTTGTCATTGCACATCATACCCACAAGAACGCAACCTTGTGAATCTTTTACAGCATTGTTGCCAACATGTATGCGAATCCCACGCGACGCAGGAACTTTTTTATTGTACAAAAGAGGAAGCTCGCGCTTAAATTTTGGACTTTTGGAATTTTCTACAAAATAAAAACCAGAAGGAATTATCTTGGAAGCATTTTCCAACGTCCAACAAATATGCTTTCCACACAAAAACAGTTCTCCAAAAACACCCTTGCAGTCTTCGCTATAACGACGTCGAATCAATATCAGCACCTACATTCCTCCACACATTTAAGAATAGTCATGTTAATCCTTTTTTACGCTGCTTTTGACCTCGGCGTCCATTCCGTCGTGACCTTGCCCAGGTTCATGCGGCACCAGTCACCCTCCTTGGGCTCCCCGTACCACTTCCTGTCGATGGACACCGCCCTCTCTATCACCCACGCCTTGGAAGGACGGTAGAGGCACATATCACGCAGGTAGAGCCGGAGCGCCCGATTCGTGTGCCAGAAGTCCAGGCTCTGCCCGTAGCCGAGGGCGTCGTGCATGTGCCAGCCGAAGCGCTCGTTGAGGGAGCCCAGGTTCGGGGCGTACCAGTCGATCAGGCGGGGGCCGCTCCTGCCATCGAACACGAAGGACGGCTCCGTGCGCACGTGGAGCACCCCGTCGTCGAAGAACACGTGGTAGTCCACCACGCCGTCCAGCATGTATCGGCGGTCGCCCTTCCGGGTGCCGTTGATGCCGAACAGGTACTCGGCACCACGGTTGATGCGCATGTCGTAGCAGGCTATCATTTCTGCCTCTCGTCCCGGTCCTTCAGCACGGCAACGTCAGCCGCCATCGAGTTTACCATGTTGAATATCTGGTCAAGTTTTGAATCCAGCGTCCGCTCGGCCTCTTTCTTGTCGTTGTCGATTTTTTGAAAGCGTGCTTCGATGTAAACCTTCAATTTCTCGATTTCGGCATCCTGCCTACGATTGTCACGGTTAAGAAGCACCACGGCAACGATAAGCCCGGCGATAACGAGTGTCAATGTGACGCCCCAAGCAGGAGCGTTGGTCGTCAAGATTGAAATGAAGTCGGTCATATTTAGTTACCTCGCTAGTGCGGCAACGTCGGATCTAACGCAACGAGGCTCTTCCATCCTGAATTACCCTTGATATACTTTCTTGCCTTCCCGACTCCGACAACCTCAGTAGCCCCGCTTGCATACGTCACCGTGACGATGGAAATACCGTCGTTGACAACGGCGAGTTCCGTGCCAGCGGCAATGGAGGAATACGTAGACGATGTCAAGTCGACGTCCGATGTAGCAAGTATCGTGTTCTTTCCTCGGATGTATCCTTCAAGCATTTCAAAGTCGTTTCCCACGAACCTTGCCACCGTAGAAGCGCTGCCGCCAGACACCTTTTTGAACGCCAGCCCACCGTTCAGTCCTATAAGCCATTCAGTCCCGACGGCATGCTCGCTTGCCACAACCTTGTTGGCTTCCGCAGTACCTATCCCGGTCATGTCGTAGGCGGTTTGTGCGTTGTTGAGGGATACTAAGAACACCACACTTCCGAACTGACCGGGAGCGCTTGCAAGCACAATCTCGCGGTCTGTCAGCTTGAAGTAGCTGCCCGAACTTGGAACCATACTGCCGTAGGAGTTGATTTCCTTTCCGCGGGACACTACTTTCCCTGAAGCAGTAACATTTCCGCTACTATCAATATCTCCTGTCACGCTGACAGCCTTATCAAGATTAAACTTGCTGTTGGCAAGCGATATCTCCCCTACCTTGGTCGTACCGTCGGCGGCCAAGAACTCAATCTTACGCAGTCCGTACCGGATATAGCCGATTGTAGGGAACCCTACAATCATCCCGTCCTTGTCTAGCTTGGCCGTGTAGTTGCCTCCCTGCGTAGACTTTGTGACGATGAGCTTCTCGCCGTCGGCTTCTAGCTGGCTGCCGTTCTTCGACATATGGATGGAGTTAAAACCACTTGCAAAAACTTTTGAAAATAAAGCAACAAGTTGGTTTTCCGAAGCGCCCAACGCAACCCCATTAGCTTCAAGAAGACCAGCAATTTCTTCTTGAATTTGATTACACCACTCAGCACTAAACTGAGTTGCTTTCCGACCAGTTGATTTGTTTCCGTCAACAAATCGATTTTGAACAGCCGTAGCGGTAGATATCCTTTTCATTTTTTCTCCTTTATCAATCAATTGTTTTAAAGTGCACCTGTTTCTGCCACTTATCCAGTAGCGTTGTTGTGTTCTCTGCCATGATTTCTCTCCTTATCTTTTGCATTTTATTCCAAGCATTATATCAGTTATATACTCGCTGCTTGCCTGATAAATCGCACCGTTATCGCTTATGAAAGGCACTACGAACGTATAGTAATCTTGTCCATATGCGAGTCCAGCCGTCAATTCGCCTTTTGAAACAGACCCTGTATAGCGATTTCCTACCTTTCCGAATTGTTTTATCTCGGTCTTAGTAGAACCTACCTTCGTCCTGTACCAGGTATTTGATGTAGAAAAAGATGCGGCGAGGCTGTAAAGAATTCCAAATTCAAAAAATTGTCCGGCGGAATAACTAGTACCAGTTGCAGAAACCGCAATAAACATATCTACGATTAGATCGCTTACATAATGCCTAAAATCTATTGGAAGACGTATATAATCAGGAATACCCGTACTTGTATTACCCTTTACAAAGCCTATATTGCTAGCCCACGGATATGTACTGCTGTCGTATGTCATTCGTCTATTTGATGTATCAACCAGTCCGCTCGGGCTAACATCTCCATTCTCAGCAGCATTGCACCATCTAGTCAAGACGCCACCAGCCCAAGACCCTGTCCTGTTATTCAAGCGAATATCACCACGATTCAGATTCCAACGAGCTGCAAAACCATTTGTGCCAGGCTGAGACAGCTTCCCACCATTGCTTCCAACTCTTATTATTGGAGTATGCCAAATTGGCTCAGCTGTGGCATAATATGGATCGGGCTGATCATTTATAACTGCTAGCTTTTTTGTTGTTCCAACCAATATGCTCATACAGCTACACCAAGTAAATTGTGTTTGTGTCCGTACCAGTCGTTGATGTCGATATAGCGTAGGTGCACGCCTTAATTTCACCGTTGGCAGTGACGTAGACTGGTCTAGTTGTTGCACCGGCCCCTTGCTGCGTGCCCTGAAGATAGGGGTGCTTCCACAGCAAGTAGTAATCCTCATATCCGTAGCCGCTCGGTACGGCCTCAAGCGTTTCTGGAATATTGACATTCCTGGCGTAGTCGAAGCAGACGGACATCCCGAAAGGCCTGGAAGCAGTCACTGCCTTAGAACTGTCCCACGGGCCGAAGCCCACAAACCACTCGACGGCACCGTTTACATATTTCTTGCAAAGAGCAATGTCAGCATTGTTCAAGGCGGCATCGGATGAGAATAATCTCGCACGCGCGGTAATCGAACCGCCTGGTTTGCCTTCACACCATATCATGAATGAGCCCATTGCCAATGCTCCATCAACGCCAGATGAATCGGAGCCCTGTGGTTGCGCTGCGTATTTGTTTGTCAAGCACATCGAACCCATCACGATGGCGTATATATTGGATTTTTGCCCGGATTTCCCGGCAATCTGGGATGTGGTGCATATTTTATAACCGCAAACTGCAGTGCCGCCACCTGACCAGACGGAACGCGTAAGCCTGGAGTCGCCGCCCATCACGACCTGCGTCGTGGATGCGTCGCCTATTGTGGGCACGTCCTTGTAGGCGGCGGTGCCGAGGTCTCCCGGCTGTACGGCGGAGGCCCCGGCAGAAGCACCGCTGCGTATGGTTGCCAGGTCCGTTATTGAATTCTGCTTGCCTTGCAGGGCCGCGGCTATGGCACCGTCGCTGGTGTAGCCAGCAGCCGTCGTGGCCGTAGCAGCGTTGCCGCCGTAGTCGGTCGCAGTGAGGCCGAGGACAGAGGAAATCTTGTCCTTGATGTAGTTCCATACGGTCAAGAATGTCACTTGGCCGAACGCTGCACTACCACCCGTATCCCGACGAATCAGCTTAACTCCATCAGTGGGGTTTGCCGTCCAGTCGGGCAAGGCAGAAAGCATGTTATTTGCCGCAGCATTCGGAGTATGCTCTTGTAAAGCCGAAGTCCCGTTTCCGACGAGGTAGTTTCCGGCAGTGACGGAGGTCTTCCCTGTGCCTCCACGCGCAACAGGTAAAGTATTCTTTACCGGAATGTTTGTTTGGTCTGCGGACCCGTCAAATGTCGAATCTGCCGTTCTAGACAAATCTACGCACAACTTTCTTGAATTTGTGAGTTTTAATGCGGAGGTAGCACGTCCGATAAGAACGGCCCAATCGGAACCCGTGTACGTATTCAAGCAACGGAACCCGAAAATTCTACACTTGCTTGCGGAAGTTTTGGGCCGCAAAATCAATTCAGCCACGGTAGCAGAAGTCTTAGAAAAAGCCGCTACGACAAGAGAGCCCCATGTCGAGAATTGTCCGGACTCTGGATAATCAACGTTACTAACGCGAAGGTGCCCATAAAAATTAGACACCGTACTTGACGTGTCTTTCGTGTCCATGAAAACGCCAAGCGCTCTAAAGTAGCACGAAGTCGAACCAGTATAAACAATCTTTACATATTTTCCGGCTTCGCTTTGGAACAACGTGTCCATGCTAAATCCATTGTAAAAATTGTCCTTTACGCTGTCAGACGCATTGGCAATGTCAAACACTAGAGAGGCATTTTCCTCGTCCCCTTCGTCGTACGTGTAAATTTTAATGTTTACGCCCTTGTTATAATGAGAAAGTGCGCCTAACTTGAGTTTTTGCAAGGACAACTGCGGGTTAGCCGCCGACCCGGAAACAAAACCGTCATCTCCGATTATGATATTATGCCAACGAGTAATTTCCTTGTTTTGAAGGGGATTTGTACTTGTAGTAGACAATTCCGCATCGGCGACATTCGCCTTCCCATCCAGGCTATCCTTGACCAGCTTCTCGCTCGGGTACTTGGTGTCCGAGGGCGTGCTGCCCCAGGCCGTCACCAGGTTGCCCAGCGTCTGGAACGTGGACTTTATCTTCGCCCACAGCGTGTCCAGCCCGGTCTTGTCAAGAAACTTGCTGCTCATTGTTTACGATCCCTATCAAGTCAATGCGTTGATTTCCGCGTCGGTTATCGCCACCATAAGGTCTCCCTTGGTGCCGTCGCCCTTTTCGTACTGCACCTTGGCGTCGGTCCCAGCAGTGCCAGTGTCGGAGAACCCCACGACTGCGTCCTTCTCCATGCGGTCAGTGCCAAGGAACTGGTACTGGGTGCCGTCGTAGATGAAGTACGCAATGTCCCCGGCCTTGACCTCCTTGGCCGTAGTGGCAGTCACGGCGGCCCCGCGGATGAAGATGTTCTTCGCGCCCTTGGAGTTGATGTTCATTGTCGCGGACGCGCAGAGACCATAGGTAAACTTGACCGCGACGATGCCACCTGTGACGAGTACGTAGCTTGAGAGCGTGACCACCTTCGCAGCGGTAGCCTCAGCAGTAGCGCAAGTGCCGTAGCCTTGGCCTAGCGAGGCGTTGGAGTACGTGGTGTCGTCGTTAAGCCAGCCGACCATCTGCCAGTACGTACCGTCGTAGACGAGGTGGACGACGGATCCTGCCTGCCACGACGTCTTCGCGGTGGTGCTAGGCGCGGTGGTGCCGTAGCGGTAGATGTTCTTCGCGCCAGTCCCGTTGACGTTCAAGGTGGGGCTAGCGCCCCCATTCGCGTACTGGAACTTGACGAACACGGACGCTCCCTTCTCAAGGGTGAACGCCATGGAGTCGTCGAGAGTGACTGCCTTTGCTGCCGTCGCCGCTGCGGTGGCGCACAATCCGAAATGGTGGACGTTGGTGGACCCGTCGAACAACACGCCGTCGATGCTGCGGGCCGTCTTGAGCTTGGTCGCTTCGAGGACGGAGAGGCTGCTTTCGCTCTTCCCTGTGTCAGCGATGTTCCCGCTCGAGTCGAACGTGGCAAAGTTCCCTACCGTGGCGCTATTGACCTTGTCTGCCTTGCCGTCCAAGGACGTCTTCACGAGTTTTTCGCTCGGGTAGTGGGCGTCTGTCGTGGTCGCGCTCCACGCCGTGACCTTGTTGTTCTTGTTCTCGGTGTTGTCTGTAGTGACGTTGACTGCAGTGACCTTGCCGTCGGTGACGGTGACCTTGACCTGGACGTTGGCGCCGTCGGCACTCGTCTTGTTGGAGTCCAAGGCGTTGATTGCGTCACGCACGGCCTTCTCGGTGGCCGCCTTGTTGTTCTCGGAGGCTACGGTCGCCCCGATGCTGCCTGCGAGCTGGACGATGCCTTTCTGCGAGGTGGAAGCGGAGGGGAGGCTACCCTTCTGGATGGTGAGCTGCTGCCCGCTCTTGGTCACGCTGACGACGTAGTCTCCCGTTCCGTTTGTGACCAGATCGTTGACGTACTCGGAGAGGTCCAGCGACTTCTCGCCGACCTTAATGAACTGGGCGTTGTTCGTATCCCAGATGTATTCCTCGTACTGGTCTCCACCACTGCCGCTCGGGCCGACGTAGTAGATGACGCCAGCCTGTCCGCTTGTGGGAAGGGTCTGCACGACGACGATTCGCCCTGCCACGAGGGACTCGGTCTCGGACTTGGAATACACATCTAGGTTGCTGCGCGCCCCAGCTGCAGTCCCTGACCCAGTGCCGCCACGGGTGATGGGAATCGTGCCGGTCTCCACCTGGGACGCATCAATGCCGATGTCGCCGTAGGTGAACTTGCCGTCCTGCATGCCGGTGACGGTCTTGGACTTGCTCGGGGAATTGGTCGTGACCGCGGTGTAGACCCACGTCTTGACCTTCGCCCAGAACTGTGTCAAACCTTGGTAATCGAGAAACTTTGCCATAAAATTTTCTCCTATCCGTACATTTTGTCATGGAGTGTAGGCGCAAGGATCAGGAGAACTACGAAGAACAACTCGCCGACAAGCAGCCCTAAAGCCGTGTCCGTTTCTCCGTTGCAAAATCCGTAAATCACGCCAGGTGTGAACAGGACAGCGGGAATCGCGACAAATATCCAGTCGTCCGATTCGAGTTTTCCGAAGATTTCCTTCAATAATTTTTTCATCCTTACTCCTTAAATGAAAAGAGCGTTTATGTCTGCTTCGGTTATGGGTGTCGGCTTGTTCTTGAGGTAGTCTATCTTGGAGGCGTCGCCCTGGTCCCAGTCGGTCTGGGCGGAAGCCTCCTCTATCTGCATGGCCAGCAACTCGTCTCCGATTTCCCTTGCCGATGCCTCGTCGCCTACCTCGCGCTTGATCTTGGCTATGAGCGCCCTCATCGCCTCGGTGTCTATCGGCTGCCTTGCCTGCTGCTGTTCCGTAGCCATAGTCGCCTAGCCCTCCCCCTCGCCTTCCGCAGGCGTGGAATCCCACAGCTCATCGAGGGCCGCCTCGTCCATGGCGCGGCTCTTGACCGTGCCCTCCGTGTCGCTGTCGCGCACCATGTAGCCGTTGGTGTCTGCACCGTCAGGCAGGTCCTTGATGCGGACCGTGCGAACCACAGTGCCGTCTTCAAGTTCAATAGTACCGGTATAACCGATGTCTGAACTTCTGACAGAAGCTACAAGCGGGACATTGTTGGAAGCCCTTAAAACGTTATTCTGGTCATCAACAAGAACCAACTCTATATCGACATCTACATAGGAGCAAAGCAGCTTTGTGTGAGCCGGTTTTAACTTTTCAAACATCGCTTCGGCAGGAACATTGCTCCACTCCTGCAGATAGTCATTGCAAGTATCGTTGCAAGTGCAAATATGCCAGTCTTCGGCACTGCCTTCGACAGCAATCATCCAGTAAAAATTGGGGTCATCGCCGCCAAAATCGTAATCACCAAACTTTTCTGGATTTTTCCAGTATTCATACACTTCCGCATGCAGACCAAATAACGCCGCAAGGCTCTTAAAATACGGGACGGTGACACCGCCTTTTTTGCGGGCAACTCGAAAGACTTCTTCAAGACGCCTTGCGTCAGTAGACTGTTCAAGGCCCTTAATCGGCAATCCCAGCTCACGTTCCCATGTTTCGTAGGACGTCGTTTTTGCAGGACTCGATTCAAAGACAAGATCCCGCAACACCTTGTACACAGCAGAAAAACCAAGAGAAAAACCTGCAAAAAGTTTCCACCAATTTCCGGCTTTACCCTTAAACCAGGCGAACCCGCGCGGCAACAATCCCAAAAGGGCGCTTCGAAATTCTTCATTTTCATAATCAACGCCATCACGCACGACATTATCACGCCTAGCAACATTCCAAACATTCAATTCTCGCAGAGCAACGACAGTAAGCGCAAATCGGCCAAACAAGATATTTTCGCGAACGACAAGTACATCGTAAGAACCTGATTCTTTTGGCGCTACAAATTCAAGAGACGTTTCGTCGTAATCAAGAACGGATAGTTCGGCAATCTGAGATGGAGTTCCGTTGTCAGCCAAAACCTTGCACTTGTAATCAAAGCCCGATCCAAAGACATAGACCGAGCCGCCTTGGTTTACACGCAGCGGACTTATTTGCTGAACCGAAAGCACTACACATCTCCGTTCAGAAGATTGATTCCGCCAGCTTCAATTTTTGAAACTTCGGCAACCGGACTTTCGCCAGAAAAATCCAAATCCATTTCAAGCACCTGAACTTGGAAACCACTTTTCGTCACCGACTGAATAAAGAAATTTTTCGCAGTAGAGTTCGACAGCACATGCAACCGCAACGTTTCGAGATCAACAGATGTTCCAGGTTGCATTTTTTGCAGATACTGTTTAATCGCTGTCGTAACGCTTTCACGCACATACTGATTGTAAGGAGCTACCGACGCGGTAATCGTAACGGGAACCGGTGTCACTGCAAACACACGCACATCGGCAGTGACCGGTCTACGGGTATCATCTTCGATGTAAGACTTAACTTCGGCAACCTGATCTTCCGTAGGCACGATGTTCGCAGAATTATAGTTCGCCAAAGAGACGCTAACCGAGTTGGTTTCAGGCTGATTCGGAAAAATAAACGCGTCCGTAACAAATGAAAACTTCGTCGCCCAACCATAATAGTCGTTTGCGGCACCGCCATGCACAGGATTTTGGATGCGATTCAAAAGGCGGGCACGATAGTCTTCCGCCAATTCACCCCACACCTGGATATCACCATCAACTTCAACAGGATCCGCAACACCACCAGATATCAACTCGGACACAACAGAGGCGACGCCAGCAACTGCACCATCCCTAAACACCAAAGGCACGCCTTCGCCCAGGTCAGAGTCCTTACCGACATCCAACGCAACAACAGGTATACCGACATGTTCAGAGTCAACTATAACATCATTAGGCACTTCATACTCAATTCCCGACTCCTCATCGACCAAAACAGTTCCCTGCGGAATCGTGACCGTAGAAACAACTTTTTCCAAAGTAACAGCAGCTGTTCCGGAAGATTTTAACGGCACCTTGTGCGGGATTCCGTATTCAGCACCAAAGCCTTCGAGAGCAGACACATCGCACGTAGAAACGAAGCGATTTTTCCAAATCCGTTTCGCAATCAAAATCACCATGTACAAGGCCCCGCCAAGCACATGCGCAAGCACCTTCAGCACGGTCTTGCGCAACACTGTAGACTGGCCGAAAAACTGAATCGCCAAAGCATTTTCGACGATACGAATAAGTTCCTGTAAGCTCTTAAATCCCATCAGTAGCCATCCACTTTATTTCGTAAGCATAAGCGTCGTCATTACCATCAGGTCGATGAATAGTGACTGTGATATTCATCGTTTCTTCATCGGCGACTTCAGCTTTACAGCCGACAGACTTAGCAACGCCATCCTCAACCATCCACGACAGAGCTTCGGAAATCAGGTTTTCAACCGATCGTGCCGTCACCCCGGTCAGTTTTCCAGGAAAAGCCTCGTAAAGATACCCGCCAAGATTCCCTTTTTCAGAAAGGGCATCGCCCCACCATCCACCGACATTCGGTTTAAGATTCGCAACTTTGCCAAGATTACGTTCGCGGGCGTAAGTTCCAATCGATATCACGACAGCATTTTCAAGGCTGTCAGAAGTCAGCAAATCACCTTTGACTTCATCGAAGGCAAGGTCAAAATCACCAGAACTTCTGCGATACAAAGCAAGGTCGCTCATCGCAATAAAAATAAACAGCCCTTACATAGTAAAGGCCGATTTTGACACAAGATTTTTTAGCTACGAAAGCCCGCCCGTGTGCGTGGCGTCACCACCCTTCAAAGTTAACGGTACGGCATTGGCCTGTGCAGTCGGAGACCCAACCACAGACACTTCGTTCGGGAGCGCAGTAATCGTCACTTCGGCTACCCGCACATAGGTATCGATGGCGTTTGCCAACGCATCCGCAGCGGATTCATGCGTATTTCCGTCTGTTTTCATTATCTCAATGAGAGACGCTTTGAGCGCCGACTTGTCGAGAGCCATTTACTAGCCTCCTGCAATGGGCGTGGGGGTACTCGGAGATCCAACAACAGCCGTCGGATGCATGTGCGTTTGAAGACTTATTCCGCCAGTTTCAACAACTTTTTCGGCAACTTCATTAACGCCAGCAACAACATCACCAGTGCCAAGCATTTTTCCACGAACAAGCAAATCAGACGCCACAATAAACTTTTTCCCGGAAGCCGGTACAGAAACAATAGACCCGTCATTTTTCAAGGTAATGCTGGATCCGAACGGCGAATGTACTCGTACTTCACCTTCTTTCAGATCCGGGCATTCGCCCCGAGTAGATATAACCACACCGTTGTCGCGGGACCCGCCAATGAAAAGCGCAACGCCTTCCACATTACCTTTGGGGCGACTCGAAAAACCGAACTGCTGCAAAAATTCAACATTTCGGCGTCGTTCGCCTGCAACAAGCTCAATATCGGCCAACAGCTCACCGTTTTTGTAACGGCTAGCCGATATCACGCAACGGCCCACCATCAGCCGAAGTTTCGCCATCAGTGGCTCAATCAAAGACTCGAAATTCATTTCCCTTGCACCGCCTTCTTGATAGACTTCCACGGATCTGCTTTAGGACTTTTAGCCGATTTTACCGCCTTGACCTTCTTGGATTCCGGCTGAGGCTCAAAAACTTCTGGCGGAACTAGCGTCAAATTCGTCATTTCACCCGAAGATCCCCAGGAATATTCTACAGAAGACACCAGCAAATCAAGCGGAGTCTCGACAAAAAGCTCCGGGGCTTCAAAGGAGCAAATCACGCCAGGAACCCAAAGACCCGACAAATGCTCCCAGCCGTGAACAGTCGCCTTGAATCCCATCGATTTAGCCCTGCGAACACGGCATTCCCAATCCGCACGGGCTTGCACCTTGTCTTTTTCAACCGCATTGGAATCCACGACAATCAGCGGACGGTTACGGGAAACGTCGGAATCCGAAGATGTAGCTACCACCTTATTTTTCGCCTTGCCGGTTCCGTAAACCGTATAGGTCGAAAAACGGTCAACAAGCGAGAAATCCACGCTCGCCGCCATCAGGTTTTCACCTTGCTTCAATGCTGGCCCACGCGGGCACGAATCAGGCTTTAGCAGATACACTTTGCCCATGCCGTCGGAACAGCACAGGATTCCGCGTTCCTTGCAAAGCTTCGTGATCGTGTCAAGCGCCTTGGATCCAGGCTCGACAGAAAACTTCTGGAACGGGCCGCCAACATCTACGCTCATGCGATTTGAGAAAGAAAGACCGAAATTAGCACAGACAATGCGGATAATTTCGTCCATTTTCTTGTTTTCCCACTCCAGCGGGTTATCAATACAGCAATCGGCGATATCCGCAGAACATTCGCTTCCGGAAACGGTCAACGAATGCGAACCGGCCGAAAACGAGGTTGAAAGACGGTCCACAAACCCAGAAATCACCTTGGTCCCGTTGACGGCCACTTCAACAGAATCCCCAGGGAAAAGACGCACACGGCTGCCATCCGAATTCCTGGCAACCAAGGTGAGCGAAAAAGCCGCCGCAATATGGTCAAGAGAACGAACCACGCGGGCATCCGTCCACTCCGAAAACTTACGGCCGTTGGCGAAAACCTCGATCATTTGGAAAGAACCCTCAAACTTTCGCGGATCATTACCAACGGGTCGCCGACATCGTTACGTTCCAGGATTTCGTCAACACGGTCCAGGCTACCGTAACAATCAAAGCATACCGAAAGAATATCTCTGGTCCCGTTCAACGGCAATTCTACGACCACTGCAAGTTGCGACATTTCGTCACGCAAATACTTGAGTGCCGTCGCCTGCAGATCCATCAAAGTCGCATAATCTTCGACAGAACCGGCCTGTTCGGCAGCATCATCAAAAACAGAACTGAGCGAATCCTGCATTTCACGGGCTTCTTCGACACTTTTGAAAGAGCAATCCACCACAGATCGGGCCGCCATTGCCGCAGCACTCATGAGCGCCAATCGGTCAACTTCAGAACTCAATTCATCCGCCGAAGAATAGGCGGAACCTCTTCGCTTAGCCATTATTAATTGCATCACGATCAGGCTTTCGTTTACGTATCCATTAGCGTCATCGTCAGACACCGTTTCTTTAGTCAACGTCAACAGATTTTGGATACGATTCGCAAAGTCTGCTGGAGACATCATAATTAGCCGAATGTTTTCGCGAATTCTCGAAAGCGTATTGACGAACGCAGAAACACTACGAATAGAACCACGCGCATTTTCAATATTGTCAAGCATCTTGGTGGTAGAAGCCGCCACCGAGTCAACAACAGATTTCGCCTTGCCCGCAATACTGAAAACTTCGGTAAACATCGACTTAGAAGAACTCAACGTCGAATCAGATTTACCTATTGCCGACCCGCGTAGATCCGCAACACTTTGCGCCTGTTTCTCGACATTCTGTTCCGGAACAAACGTAAGCTCACCTGAAATGAATTCCTGTTCAGTCTTCTTGAAAGAAAGGCTGTACGCCGTGCAGCGGGCATTCATGCGACCGTAATGCGGGTGAACGAGCTCGAAAGCACCTTCCTTGTTCAGCGCTTCTTCTAGGCGCTCGCGCTTGGTTTCGCAATCCGCTCCAGTCAGGTAAATGTTGCAAGAAATCGAAAGAACCTTTTTACCGACATCTTCGTTTACATGACTATCAGAAAAAGGCAACGGCTTGGTCACGACTTCGCGACCACCGGAACTTGCAGTTTCCTCCACAAAAAACGGAACTCCGGCGTAGGAACCGCCGACACACTCGATAGTACCGCTAGGAGTATCGATAAGAACTTTGTGCAGAGAGTCCGCATATTCGTTACGCCACGCCATCAAACACCTCCGAAAACGTAGCCACGGGACCAGTCAAAGTCACCCTGATCTGGCGGAGTTACCAGAACCCCACGCGGCATGTTCTTGAAATCAACAGCGAATCGGCTGGTAGTGGTCGTGTGGGATTCGCGAACCGTCTGTGCAACAGAAGCCCCAAGGCTAGAGGACGAAGTTTCCGGAGCAGCAGAAGCCGACGAAATGTCACTAATTAATGGCTGGTTATCGCCACCAAAAAGATTTCCTAAAACTGGAACACCTTTTAAAATTGATTTTATTCCAGAAACAGCCGACTTTACACTACCAATAAAAGTGTCATAAAGAAGGTTTCCTATTTCAGAAATCCCCGTCTTGAGCCCTTCCCACAGACCCGAAATAGCATCGGGCAAAACTTTGAAAAATTTCAGCCACGGATCAACAAAAATCGACACAAACCCGTCCCACATCCATCCGGCTACAGCAACAAACTGGTTTCCAAAATCCTTGATCGCTCCCCACACATCGTCGACAATAAAGGATTTAAGCAAATCTAAATTGTCAATAATGCTGTAAATCGCATTTTTCCAGGCTATTATTCCAACTATTGCTGCGCCTATACCCAACACAACAGGACCTGATATAACTCCTGCAGCAGCAATCAACGCAGGGACCAACGGAACTACAGCACCAACAATGGCCGTAACGCCACCCAAGATTGCCAACGTTCCTGGACCAATCATATCGACTAGCCCGACAATGACATCCAATACTTTTGGAATATAAGGAAGCCCCCCTTTAATAAAATCAGAAATAGACGTAATGACAAAACCAACCTGTTTTTTTATTTGAGGCCCGTCGTCTTTTATAAATCCTTCCACAGTTTTAAACAAATTCGTAAACACAGGAAACAAGTCTTCCATCAACGAAATTTTTATAGACTTGATAGCTCCATTTACGTCTTGCAAAGCGTCGTCAAATGCTTCAGCATCTTTCGCTCCTTGTTCGGAATACCCTGCTTTAGCAGAATCCAATTTTTTCTGCAAGGCTTCACCGCCTTCACCAAGCAACTCCGACATTCTAAGACCAGACTTGCCAAACAATTCTTGCGAAACAAAAGCCTTTTCTTCAGCAGAACCAAGTCTATTATAACCATTGGCAATTTCTTTTAAAAGAGAAGTAGAATCCTTGAATTTCGAAAGATCTTGCCCCCCAAGAATTGAATCAAAAACCTTAAAAGCCTTTGCATCTCCAGCACGAGCTTTACCAAGATTCACATTGAATCGTTTAAGCGCACCATCCATTTCTTCTGTAGACATTCCAGCGTGTCGCGCAGCATCGTCAAAAGCTTGGTAATCCTTAACAGACAAACCAACCAAACGCGACGTCTTCGCTATCCTGTCACCTTCGGATGCATAAGTTTCAACGGCACCGACAAGACTTCCAAAGCCTCCCACGACTTGTTTCACGCCAGAAGTGAAATTGGTAAAAAGAGTCGACGCCGAAGCCAATCCCGTTAGTTTTTGCGAAAGGTCTATTTTATTTTTAAGGTTATCTAACACTCCGCCCGTTTTTCCAAGCTCTGAGTTAAGTAGCTTGATATCGTTGGACGTCTTCACAAAGGTATTGTTAGACAATAAATTT